TTGTGTAGTGCAGAAGGATTTGATTGTAGTTCTGATAAAGGTACGTTATGTGTTCTCGGGTGATGGCAACTGTGTGTATGACCATACTGTAAGTGCAGTGTGCTTTGATACCATTTGGCTAGACAAAAACTTGGAGATACATTATTAAGTTGCTCTCTTGTTTTTTTAATTTTGATAACTTCATCTGTCATTGGTTAGTAAACTTTGGCCAAAGTTTTGAAAATGTATCAGCGTGTTGCTTTTTTTCAAAACAAAATGTGTGTTCATAAACATTGGTGTATTCGTTAAGTTCCCATTCGTGCATATCGCAATTCTTTTTACACCATTCTTTTGCTTGTAAACGCAGATCACTATGTAATCTCACAGTGTAACCGGGTCTCCAATTGAGTTTATATTCAAATATTTCTAAAGGCAGGGTTGGTTTCATGAACTCATTTTGTGAGCTAAATCAGTTGTTTCGTTGACTCTTCTGGTCCAGCCTTTACCAAATGTATCAAATGTTGAAAGCCCTTCATAATATTCTTGTCTGTTTTTTTGATATGTGTCAATAGTAGCAGAAAGTCCTTCTATTTGAATATATGCTTCTAAGGCTTTTAAAGTATTAGGCCCAATACCACCATCAACTGTAGTACCAATTATCTTTTGTAAAAATTTAGCGGCTCTGCCTGTACCAGCATTAACGCCAAAATCAAACACACATAGATCTAAACCTGCTGGTAGTTGATCACCTTTTACTCTGTCCCAATAGTTTTTTTTGTAAATAGGTTCAACATCTTCACGGGTCAACTCTTTCATATCTTTAGTACCACCAAATTCTTCGTATACTCTTTTGGTAACACCAAGATTGGTTTCTCCACCTGGATCCTTAGGGTGATTTACATAACCGCCTTCATGATGTAATATTGTTTCTAAACATTTAATCCAATTGTCTTTCATATGTAACTCCTTAGATTGTTTTATACTTGATTCTTCCTTCAGAATCTTTTTCGGTTACTAGGTTTCCCATTCTTGGTGGATTCCAATAAACTTTTTTAAAGAACCTACTACCTGTTTCATCAAACTCTGCTACGTCAATATTGAGTTTCTTTTTAAGTTGCTGTCCTAAATCAACACTGGCTGTTAATAATTTATCTTTGTCCCAGTTGTATTGCGATTTAGCACAGTAATCAGTTGTACCTTGGAACTTAGGCATTACTTCATTTTCAAAGTATTGAGTATGCCATTCAAAGTCTCTAACATTTACATAATCAAAACTAGAATCAAGATTGGTAAGATAACAGCCTAATCTAGCACCATACATTGCCCATAAACCGTTTTCCACATCTCTACCTATGTTACACCATACCAACAATCTATGAAAGTTTTTGTTGTGTAAACTTTTTTCAAAATTATCCGGATCTACTTTAAGACCTCTGTCTAAACTCATTTTAACACCTTCTCTAAATCCTGCTCTATAAGCCTGATAAGGTGTTGCATTGTTAACAACTAAACTATAAGCATCGTTCATTTGAATGTAATTTAGATCCCAACAAAAATCAACTTGTGATCCTTCCTCTTCGGCAATTTCGTGAGTTTTCATATTTTTAACATATTCAACAGGCCAACATTTGATACCACCGTTGCCATATACAAGCCCGTTAATTGAGTTTTTACCACACCAACTAATTACAGAATTTTCTAAGTTTACATCCGCTTCAGCAAAATCAATCACTTGATCAAAGAAAGCCGGATCAACAACATTGTCGCCATCAACACTGATAAAACGATCAGTATCACTAGCTTCTGCACAGGCTTTGTGTGCCGCATCAGATCCAAATACCCCGTGTGTTCTTTTTGCCCATGGGCATTTTGATTTTAAATCTGCCCAATTTTCTTCCATGTTGGGTTCGTCGTAACTGATATAAAAAATATCTATGTCTGTAACATTAACTTCTTTGATGTTGTTCATTTAAATTTCCTTGTATGCATAATCGTTATAAATTCTTTTTGTATATACACTGTAGTTATTATAGCTTTTTTGATAAGAAATATCAACTTTTTCTTCTAATAATAATTGTAAAACTGGAATTCTATTGAAACTTATCAAATTATGTGGATCATTGTCATAGCAAAAAATAAAATCCAACACAGCTACACCATTGATATGTACATTTTCTAAGTCTTCTTTTGTGTTAATTTTATATTTAGATTTCATATATTCTTGAAATGCACTGTCCATTTTGATACTGAAAATTCTATTCTCTTTATCATTTGTAACTGTAATATCTGCAGAAGTTTTCTTTGGTATTCGATATAATCTGTCGTCTAGTAAATGAATAGCAATATTGTTCTGTTTTAATTTGATATTGTAAACAGATTGATTGGAATCTTTTTCTACATAATAATTTGCTGTGTTTTTCTTTCCTTCAAAGAACTCTCGAACATTTTCAAAATCAACTTCAAAATATGTTTCTCCGATACCAGGCTTGTTTCTCACAATGCCATTAATGTCTCTTGTTTCAAGATCAAATAAAACGTATCTAGTAGTTTCAGAGGCCAACTTTTTTCTCCAATTTTACAATTATATCATCTGTCAAAAAAGACTTATCATGATAATGAAACGGTAATTGTTGTATGTAGTTACCTACTTTAATTTCACCGTTACTAGAAAAATAGTTTCCAATGTGATTGGTCCACTGTTCAGTAAACTGTTTTTCAAAATTCTGTATTTGCGACTTCATATGAACAAATGTAGGATATTCAATGTGTTGATTACACAGTTCATCTTCAATTCCCATTATTTTTGCCGCCATGGCATATACTACATCAGCACTTAATATTGACTGTCTAGGTGGATTAAGAAAGTCTTCTTTGAATGTGTCGTAGTTTCTAAAAATAGCTTCAACCAATTTAAAATATTCATAAACTAAATCGTCGTTTTTATTAAAATGAAAAAATGCTGTGTAAACATTTGGTAAATTGTTTGATAAGAATGTATTTCTATATGTCAGATCTTTTACTGTTTCATTTCTAAAAGTTTTAACATTACAACAAGCAGTTATATTTCTTGTCAACAAATAGTCCCACCAATGACCCACATCTTTGGTAAACAACATATCACAATCAAGTATCACAGTATGATCATATGGCGTGATATGATAATATTTCCATTTGTTATCAATTTTCCATTCAGACAATAGTGCATCGTCATCAAATGGAATGTCAATCACATGTTCAAACATCACACGGTATTTGTCTGGTACAATTGTGTTTTTGTCAACAGCTATACTCATTCTACGAACTTTGGTTTGTGTTGAAGCAATACTGAGTGCTAACGCATAAGCCATACGAACATAATCGTGTGTGCTGTTGTTTTGTGCAATAACTAGGTAACCTTTTTTCATTTGTTTTGTTCTATAATCTTTCCGGCAAGTCTTGCCAGTGCAAATTTATTCATTACATGCATGTTTGTGTCTTTGGTTTTGCAAACTATGTAATCACCTGGTCTTTTGTGTTTTTCTAATAAGAATGTAAAGTGATTAGAATTCTCACAATCAATAAAATCATCAACTCCGTCAATGTGTTGTAGATATGGTAAAGGCAAAGGTTTTATCATACCAGTGTTTTGCATTCCGTTAAACATATGAACTGCTATACTAAATGCATGATCGTTTCTGTAATTTGGTGTAGTAAAATCATATAGCATACTGTAATATGGCCAGTTTTGATAGATGTGTTGAACTAGACTAAAAAATAATTCTGTTTCTTTATTTTTTCGAAAAAATACTACAGTAGCCCAATAAAAGTCTACAGATGTACCGCTTATTCTTTTAAACTGGCTTATGCCTCTTTCACTATATATGTCTTTAGATGTTTTATTAATTTGCAAATCATAATCCAGTTGCCAGCACTGATCTAATAAATTATTACCTATTAGATAATCACAGTCAATTAACAGTGTTTCGTCATACGGTGATAATTCATAAGCACTGTGTCTGTTGATATTATAAAACTGTTCCATTTTCTTTGTATAGCTAGTATCATAATATCGTTTTTGATTGCTTGTGAGTCTTCTTCTGATAATATTAACATTATCAATTTTGCTGTCAACAAATTCTTTACTGTACTTTTTATAGAGCCAATCAACTGTGCCTTGATCTGTAATCACAGTAACATTATTGTTAGACATGTGATTTTTAATCAAGCAGGCATTAGCCAAGGCTATTTCACCATAATCAATAGTACGGTTGTTATGAGCAAACATTAAGACGCCGGTGCTCATGTTATTCTACCAGTTTGTGTACTTTGCGTTTATTGGCTAATTCTTGATATTGCTTATGATATTCATTAACAGACTCAAACCACAGAGATGTGATTTTATTATAAAAATCACTTAGATCTTCAACTGCAATTGGTGTTTGATTTGAATCTAATAATATTATATCAGTTTTTTGTTCGTGAACAAAATTACCAATTAATCCAATAAGACTTTGATCTATTTTGAATAATCCACCATTATATGCAAAATTTAATCTAGCTTCACAACGATCTTTTAGTTGTTGTTTTTGAATTGCCAGAGTAGATCTATAGTTTGCAAATTCTAGTGCTTTTTCCAATCTTAAATCGGTCATAAAAAAACCTCCGATGTTTTGTTAATATTAACATCGGAGGTTTAATTTGTCAACAAATTAATTGTTATTTTATAAGCCTGATGTGGTACTAAATGTTGGTGACGCTACCTGTACATAAGAGGCATTATCTGCCTTGTCAAATGTAATAGTAGATGTTAATGTACCATCCACTGAGTCAGTACCTGTCCAACCTGTACCTTCATTTGGCGCAGTACCTAGACCGCCACCTGTGTATGTACCAGTGGCCGCCGCATGATCATCATTAAATGATACTGTAAATGTAATCACATTTGATGATACTGAAGCCGCAATGTCTACATCGTTGGCCGAATATGCACCTGATCCTACAGCTGAGTTATAAACACTAGCTGGTGTACCTGTTAGATCATAAAAACCTGCTGAACCTGTACTCTGTGAACCAGTAGCACCAAATTCAACTGTGCCTAGTCCTGAAAGTAAGTTAGTCCAAGATGTGTTCTGATCTGATGTAGTACCGCCTGATCTTGAAAAAGCAAACTTGATTTTACCACCTGAATTAAAGAAATATCTAGCGGCATTGGCATCTGCATATGTTACTGTAAATGTGTGTGATACAGTACCTGTCCATGCTGTTGTTCTTGATGAACTTGTACCTGCAACACCAGTTGACATATTGCCTGCGTCTGCTGTTAATCTGTTTGTGTCAATCAAAGTAATGTCAGCGGCTAAGTTTGCCAAAGGCAAAATGTTACCTCCTGTTGTTACTGTGTTTGATGCGTTTGTTAATGTTGTTCCTTGGTGATTACCGGCGGTCTGTAAACCATCTAGTAATGAATTCCATTGGGCGGCTGAGATAGTTGCTCCAACGGATACACTGCTAACTGCTGTTAAGCCATACCCACTATCACCGGAACCTGTACTGATCACAGCATTGATATTAGCAACAAAATTGTTGTAATCTGTAGCTGTAATAGTATCTCCCTGTTGATAAGCCATTTTATTTCACTCCTATTGCAATAGTTATTTTTTCTATGTTAATTGATGTTTTATCAACTAGAGCACGACCAAAAGTCGCTTTCCAGTCATCATCGGGATTGGCTTTGACAGCAACGCCTGGAACGTCACTGCTGACCAATCTATCTCCTTTTGTTACAGGACCTTTGACTTTGCAAAGTACCCTTCCAGAAAATGCAACAAAAGGATGTGTGGCGTCATCACCGGCACCGGCATTCATTTTAAATGCTGGTGTTTTGGAAATAACACCAAATACTTTATTGTCTGCTCTTTCGGCAGTTTTAGTAATTTCTTTTGCACCACCTAGTGCAATAACTGTTCCTGCATCTAGTGGTTCATCTGCTTCAAATCTTTCAGCGATATCGGCGTATGTTGCTTCAACACTTACACCGTAAATATTTGCATATTTGTTGCTTGAACTTCCTAAGTCAATAGCATTGTTTGAACTTGGAACTAGATTTCCGCTGTGTGTTTGATCTGTTGTTTTTGCAAGTACAAAAAGATCATCTGAAGAATAGCTGATGCTTGAATTACCTGAATCTTGTAGTGCTAATGATTCATCTGCTAATGGAGCCGATTCTGCATCAATAAAACCATCTCTGATATTTAAACCAGCGTTTAATGATCCAGCAACGTTGGCACCATCTGCTGTAAAGTTAGCACAAATTTTTCCTACCACTGTTGTGGTATTAGCATAACTTGTAGTGTTAGAACTGATAGTAAACGAAGCCGGAGAATAAACTGCAATCACAGTGTCTACTCCAGATGCATCTTTACCTATAACTGCTGTCACACCAACTTCGGCATCTGAATTTGATGAATATCCATTTTTTCTAACGGATGTAGATACCCAACTGTTGTCACCTACTTTTACTGTGACCGGCACTTGCTTGGTATCATCTGATCCCATTGCAGTTGAAATCCAATCACTACCGTTGTAGATTTTTAAAACATTGTCAGAACCGGTATCTAACCAAAGCGTACCTGCTGTAGGAGAACTTGGTGTAGTTGAACCTACTTGTGGTGTGGTTCTATCCCAGCCTGTACCATTATAAACTTTTAAACCAACTTGATTGGTTGTTGTGTCGTACCATAATTGTCCGGTTAATGCGGCACTGGGTGCTGTGTTGCTGGCTTGATTTTCAAGTATTCTTACAAAATCTTCAGCAATAATTTCGCCGTAACCTGTATAGTTTTTACCGATCAGTGTAATACCACCAACTACTTGGGTAGTTCCCGGAGTAACTGTGGTGACCACTGATCCTCTTGTGTTATTAATTGTATAACTCATCTGTTGCTCCTTACATATTTATACGCAGTGTTAATTTTTACTTTGTAATGCGTTATAATTCCTTTATATTCCATAAAATTTACTGCATTTGCACTCGAACAGTGTATACAACCTCAATTTGTCTGTTTGTACTTTTCTGTACAGGGTGAAAAATCACATGCGAAAGCAGTAGACTTTGTTCAATGTCTAGTGTGCCTGATGCAGTATCTTGGTAATATGCAAAAAGACCTAGTTCGTCAAACACATAATCAGTGTCAGCAGTTGCATTATCTTGTGCATCTTGGCCTGATGGTTCTCCAAAATCTAGAGTACATGTGACTTTGATATCAGTATATGGTCCTGTTGAATCAAGTATTTCAATGTTGTTGTCAGGATCACCGCTTGAAACTGTGGTAGTTGAACTGGGTTTTGCAACAACTTTGTTATATGTTCTGTTATACAAATCTGAAGAGTTGTCTTTGGTTGTTCCTGTGTTAGTACCTTTGTATTTGATACTACCTGTGGATAACACATCAGAACCACCATTTCCAAATCCCATCCAGTAAATACCTGAATCATTTAAGTTATGATGACTAAGAGCAGATGCAATAACATATGCCATATTTCCAAAGTGAATAGCATTTTTTTTGTCAACTAAAACTTCACCGGAATTTTTATCTGTGATCAGCACATGACCTTGCACTTTAACTGTGCCAGTTTCATTGGGTTTTTTATCTATATTTTTATCTGTCATTTTTTACATTATACCTTATGTTGTTATTTATTGTCAACATAAACATGGGTTATTTTTTTATTAATGCAAATTAACCCAAGTATTACTTGCATAACCTTGAAATTTGTTAGTATCAGTGTTGTACACCATCATGCCGTTGACTGCTGAAACATTGGCTATGTCTGCATTTGACAGATTGCCTAGTAATAGTGTTCCATTATTCATGTCAAGTTTTGCATTTGTGCTACTACCCAAACCAACATTACCTTCAGGTGAAATTGATAATGCATTTGAAACTGTTCCTGAATCTGCTATTTCTATAACAAATTTACCTGAGTCATTGTCTGATGATCTAACAAAACCAATGTAACCCAAACTCACATTTGGTGCACCTGTTGAATCTTCTATTTTAAAATCAACTGTTGGACCAAAACCATCACTAACCGCACCATTTGATGTGGCTTGCACTATCATTGATGTGTAGTATGAGCCAGTGTTAGCAGTTGAAGGAACATATCTTTCAAATGTTGAAATTCTAGAAGGATAAGTGTTAGACAAATCAACATTTGCATTTATGTGTTCTACCGTAACAGAGTCAGCTGTAATGGTACTGTTTGATATTAATGGTGTTGATATTGTGCCTCTTACGTCAATTGTTGATGTAGTTATATTATTTGCACTTAAATTTCCTGTTGCTTCAATATTTACTGAAGTTACATCAGCGTTGGCTGTAAAAGCATTTGCTGTGATACTATTATTAGATATAAGAGTGCCAACACTAATCTCGCCAATATTGGCTGTTGAAAAAACAGCATTATTGGCATCAATATTGGCAACGTCAGTAATATTGTTTTGATTCATGTCTAATTCGTTAATGATATTACCATATTCAACATAAGTTCCGTCTTTGCCAAATACACCAACGTTAATATTAGCTGTATCAATTTCTGTTTCTGTTATACTATTGGCCGCAATAGTTCCTGTGTCGTCTGTGCCTATTACCCAATTGTTGCCATCGTACTTTAAAATTGAATTTGCAGTTATTCCTGCGGTATCAACATCTGACAAGTCTGCAATTGAATTGGCGCTGACATCAGTTGCCACAGTTGTTACTTCCCACTTTGCATTTGCTGAAACATACATCAAAAAGTTTCCATCAGCAACTCCTGTGGTATCAACATCTGATAAATCTGTGATTGAGTTTGAACTGATATCTGTGGTATCAGTATCAGTGTCGGTACCTACTACCCAATTAGCACCATCGTATTTTAGTATTGAATTAGCAGATGCACCTGAGGTATTAACATCTGACAATGCATTAATTGACGTGTTCGCTATCACATTGTTAACTCTGGTATCTGTATAATATAGTCTTGTACCTTCTGCTAAATCACCAGTATCGTGATTTGCAATGCTTGAAACTGTTCCTGTAACATCACCTGTAACATCACCTGTTAAGTCACCTGTAACATCACCTGTAACATTACCTGTTAAATCACCTGTAACATCACCTGTAACATCACCTGTAACATCACCTGTTAAGTTGCCTGTTATTGTGTTTGCTGACAACGTGCTAACATTTAGTATTGAGAATGAATTAGCATCTAAATTTGCTTCTAATGGATTTTGATCTGCTGTTGACAGAATTGTTTCTGCTAGTTCAAGAAAGTTTAAATCTAGTTCTTCGTGCGATAAAGGAGTACCTTTAATTGTTATGTTACTATCAACGTTTGCAACCAAGTTGTTAACATCTGTTGTTGCGGCTCTGATAGTTAAATTAGATATTGCCATTGTGGTTTGCTCCTTTACAATAAATGTATTTATTACTCTTCATTAAAATATCCTCCCGTACCGGCTTGATTTTCTACATAACCGGGCTCTACGTATGTTGTGTTGTATAAGTTAAATGCACTAATTCCGCCTGCTCTGATAAATTCTGCTTGTTCTGACGGATCTCTTGTGGCTTTGTCCCACGGTCCGTCATCAAAAGCAAACAATGATGAATCCCAAACAGACTGAACAGTTTTGTCAATCAAGGTAGTGCCCAGCGAGTCGTATGCACTCCAGATTGCCGATTCTTTAGCATTTGGAATATCATGTTGCGAACTTGCAGAATGTATAACAGTGCTAATACTGTGATTTTGTATACTTGTGCCTAGTACACCTCTTCGAATCTTTTTAAGTGTGTTACCATCAACTTCACGATATTCAATAAGCTCTTGATCAATCCAGATATATCCTGGATTTGAATCTGAAACTGACCCTGTAAGAACAGCATCAATATTGCCAATAACTGTGTTTGAGTCATCTGGATCAAGCACTGCAACACTGTCGTACAGTACATCTGCATTTGCTACTCTAATTTCTTTTGATTGATTAGTTACCGGAGCAGTAAGTTCAGTTTGACATACCATTGGTAATCTTTTGTATTGAGTTTTACTGTCATTGCTGTAAAAAATTCTAAATGCATACTGATCACCATACCCGTGTTGCTCATCGGTAACACTGTCACTGTCAATATCATCTAGATCAGTAGCAGTATTTTCATAAGTGACCACAGTAATCATCAGTGTTTCTTTGGCCACAGTTGGAATAAATTCTTCTGGATAATTTTCGTGCTGTGGTCTTACAAAACCAGCACTGTCTAATTGAGTTGTTATCAATTGCCATTTACCATCACTGTAATCTGTGGCAAAATTATTTGATGTATGATCTTCAACAGCCAAATACACAAAGTCTTGTACAAGATCCCATTTTGAAAAATCAAAGGCTTCTGCACCTTGTACTGTTGCAGTTGTTCCGGTATACGATCCTAAAGAAGAACTGTCAAATGCCGCTAACGGATATGTTGAATATGCTGAAGTAGATGTGTCATTTTCAGAATATGATTTGTCTACATAGCCTTGCCATGTATACAAAGCAAAACTTTTTTGATCTTGAACCAATGCATAATAATCTCCGTCAATACCACTGATACCGTTTCCATCTGCACCGGCAATTGTCACAACAGATTCGTTTGTTAAGCCATGTGGTTGATCAGTTGTGATAATAGTTGGACTACCGTTTATTATTGATGAAATTTTTAGTACTGCACTTTGATCAATTGCCGAGTTGTGTTTGACATTACATTTGTAAACTAGGCCTTCGTGTTTGGCAATGTCACCAACATTGTAATTTGCACTTGCACTCCATGAATTGAAATGATCAGTGTTGCTGTAGTTGATCATAGTGTTTGTGGTAATCAACGAGTTACTGTCAATTTCTACGTTTGGTGTGTAGTTTACATTTGCTTGCCATGAGTTAGTTGATTGTAACAGTGACTGATACCATTCTGGGTTACCGGTAGTTACAAATGTGTTAGCATCAAAGTCTGCATCTCTAAATGGTGCAATTTTATCTCTTAACATACTCATAAAACTCTCAACAGCAGATGTGTTTGAAGTATCTAATGCATTTAATTCATCTGCATAGAAATATTTTCCAATTCTTTCAATAGCACTGTTGTCGGGTGGATATGTCAATTGAGATTTATTTTTTAATTCCAACAATTGATCAGCATCTGTGGCCGCAGTGTTAGAAAGTAATTCTATATCTTTAGTAGTTCTATCAAAAACCAATGTTTGAGCAAACGACAAGGTATCAACTACAGAAGTATTTGCGTATTCAACCGGTGTAGTCTTTTTGCTCAAGTAATTAATCAGTTTACTGTGATATGGTTTTGCTTCGTTTATATAATCTTTTAGATAGGTAAATGTATCTGGTTGATAACTTACCAGTTGTGATAAACTTTGATCTTCTTGTACCACATCAAAATATGTGGTTTTAATTAGCCAATCAATTTCATTGTGTTGTGAAAACACAGTATTGATACCACTAAACAGCAGTGTGTTAAGATACACATTTCTACTACCTGCAAAAATATAGCTGTACATAGTAGACATTATTTCTCTAATTTCAGCTTGTACATTTGAATCTGTGCTGGTGTAAAAAGTTGAATTTAGTTCGACTGTTGCTGTTTGGTTTGCTATTCTTACTAGTTCATTGCCAGAGGTAGCAACATCAGTACCAAGTATCTGTTGTCTATTACCATAGATGTAAATGGCCCACTTGTTGTTGTAATCTAGATCAACTTTGATTACTTCACCTGGTGTTAATGTAGCACTCAGCATGTCGTTGTAAGTATCAACTTCTCTGTCAATCACAATTGAACTGTTATAGCCAGAAGCAAAATAATCAATTTTATTAAAACTTAATTCGGTGCTTACAGTTTGTTGCCATTCAGGCAAATCAACATCTAAATTAATATTAGCAAGTATCTTGTTTGCAGTATAAACAAAGTTTTTACGTGCTTCAAGCACATCTTTAAACCAAGACTGTCTAGGTCTTAGACTGTTACCATAACGATTTAATTCACTTAGATTAGAAACATCAGGCACAGCCAATCCTTGACTGTTTTGACCACTTAAACTGTCTGTGAACTTGTTCCATATTCTTTCATCGACTTTTTTGTTAGGATCATTTTGTTTGATCATTAACCATTGCGAGTTTGTTGGAATATCTACGTCTTTGGTTTTGTAGTTTAATCTAAAATTAGATTGATCACCAATGTAACGACTTGAGTTTGCTACCAATAAACTATTAGTGTCTACCGGAGCATACCAATCAACACCATATGAAGTTGGATTTTTAAGTAGTCTTGCTATGGCTGTTGTTGTCAGTGATCTCCAATTTACATTAGGAACTATATCACTGTTTTTGACCCAAAAATAGTATTTTACAGTTGTGATATTTTGTTTGTTGGTAGTTGAAACTGTGCTGTAGTCTGTGTTGTTGATAGGTGTACCAGAACCAGTATACTTTTCAGGTGTTTGTGTACTTTCAGTCCATTCGTAAACACCAAATGTTGAACCTGGGAATGTTTTACCCCAATACTGTTGTTTGTAATCTAAGTTGTAATTTTCATATTCAAGGTATTTGACAGTTGATGTGTTCCACCATACTCTGCCTACATTTTCTTGACCCCAAGCTGTGACATCAACATCTCTATTTGGGTCTGAAGAGTTAGTATAAACTGCTGGGTCAACTGAGCTGATAAATTTTATTTCTCTTTCTGCTTCACCTGGAAATAATCTTTTAATAGGATCCCAAATTTCAAAATCAGTTTGTCTTGATCTGTTTTCAACATCAACCACTTTTGATCTGTAAAATAAGTTTGAGTTAATCTGTGATTTGTTTTTGTTTGTTCTTGCTGTTGATTCAAACACAGAAGATTCAATCGAATCGTAATTGACATCTGAATGGATAATCCAATAGTCACTGCCAACGGTTATACTTGTTTCTATATTGGCATTTGTTGCCAGATTGTCATATGCAGTTTTAACACTAGCATTAGATGTCATTGTTAATGTATACCAGTTGTTATTGCCACCATTGTCTAACCAAATTTTATCACCTTCAATAAATGTAATGTCTGAACACACATTAGACACAAAATCATTGACTGTGGCGGACAGATTTGATCCTACATTGCTTTGATCTATGCCATTGTTTCTTGAAGCTAATCTTACATCTTTATAGAAATACAAAGGATGTGAACTGCTGTTGAAATAACTGTCAACTACTGTGTTTGCTGTAGCAGAGTTACCTGTAGTATCAGCAACACTATAAGTTATTTTTTTGTAATTCAAAGATACTGTGACATTTCCTTCTGAAGCAGATGTGCCAGCATCTAAATAAAATTCTAGTTGTACATTTGATGTTGATCTGTCTGTTAAGTTATTTGACAGAGCTGTAGTAACTGTGTTTGCAGTTAAATCTATGTTGGAAGCAAAGGTAATATTGGCACTGTCAGTGACATTGATTCTAGCACTACCGTTGTTGGTTGTATCAAACTCATTGTTTACTGTGACTGCAATGTTGCTGATAGTTGAACACTTGATCAGTTTGTCATCAAAATCAAGTGTGACTGCATTTGCACTGTCAACTCTGTCGAGCACTTCTACGGCCAGTGTTGCTTCTGTGCCAAGCACTTGTTGGAACCCGTATCCTGGATCTGTTATATAAGCACTTGTGACTGAACCGTTTGCAGTGATTACTTCGCCGGCAACATTTGAATTTGCAGTGTCGTTAAATTCTACATTTGGATTGATATATCCTGAACCTCCTGCATTGACTTGTAGTGACAGCAATCCACCAAAAGTCTTATCAAAATCATCATAATCTGTATCAGAAATATTTGCACTTGGTAGTGTTGTTACGTTTGAAATTGTTGAAAGATTTGCTGTTGCACCTGCAATGTATGTTGCTGTGCCAAATGATGATCCTGATTCATTAGTTAATAACAAGTGAGTAATTCCTGCACCAGTAAATGTATTAAGTAGTGTAGCAGTGTTACCAAGATTGTCAGTTACAGTTTCTCCGTTTACAAATGTGTTGGTATCTGCCAATGTACCAACTGCGTAATAAGTTGGGTTGTTGCCTTTTAATCTAATAACTGCATTTGCACCCGCCGAAGCAGTATTGCCTGTTAGTATTGATATATCTGTTGGTTCAGCATAAAAACCTGCACCTCCGGAAGATAATGTTATGCTTGTGATAGCACCAGTGTTGGCATCAACAGTGGCTACATTACCAACAGCACTTGATCCTCCAGAACCTGCAACAGTTACAGTGTCACCTGCTGAATATCCTGTACCACCAGATTTGACTATAAATTTCTGTACTTGATCTGCTGTGCCTGATGCTGTAACATCTGCTCCAGAACCTAACAGGTCAGTTAGTGCGAATGTTTTTGATATTGTTTGATCTGATTCTACCAGTGTTAGTGTTTTAGACCCGTGCACCATATCAAGTACAACATTGCTGTTTGAATCAGTGTGTTTTGGAATAACCACATCTACAGTTTCGCCAACGTTGCTAATCAAGTTACCAGTTGAATCATCAACGGTTACTGTTAATGGATCTGCTGATACTATTCCGTCAATTGATTGCGACAAGTTAGAGAGTCTATACACATTCCAGTCTCTGTTGTTGTCATACGCAATCCAGTATGTTGATCCTAATTGTATATTACTGTTGGCATTTGTTTGGTAGTGCAGATTTAAATTGCTCTTGTCAAACACTTGATAAGTTGTGTCTTTGACATGCACATAACCCGCTGTTGGCATTTCAAATTTTTCTGATCTAACGGAAAATAAATCAGTTGTTGTTTTGTCGCCGTCTGGCTTTTTAATCCAGTTTTCGGTATCATCAACATCAATGGTAATAATATTATCAGTTTCTACATCTGTTGTTACAACTGAATCTGATGTTGGTAAGAATGAAATCAACTGTGGATTATTTTTGATTTTAGTTGAATCTAGTTTGAACTCAATTGACTGATTAACACCAGAGCCGCCAAATTCTGCAATCTTAAAAGCATAATATTCGTACAAGTTAATGTCTTGTCTATCACTGATAACATCACTTCTTAGCAGTTTGTCAATGCTGTTTTCTGTGCCTTTTTGTCTAATAAAGCCTTGATAAAATTTGGTTTGGTTTTCATCTAAAATTTCAAGATTTTTTAGATTCTCTCTATTCTGATATCCTATTGTGTGCAATCCTGTTTCGTTTAGAATTTCGTTATTGATAGGTTTATCAACATCTAGATATCTAGTCATGTCTCTAGTTGACGTTTCAAAGTTACTGATAATTCCAGCATTTGAATCAATTATGAATCCATTGGCTTCGTATTTTCCGTACCAGTCTTTAGTTCTTAGCAGTGTCTGTTTTAATCTAGGTTGTCTAACAGCAAGTATTGGATCAAATATTTTATCTCCAAATGTTGTAGTATTGTTAAACACAGTAATATGTTCAAGTTCTCTTGCATATAAGTTTACAAAGTAAAGAGGTGTTTTGTTATAGTGTCTAATTGTGATCTGCGATCCATCTCTTAGTATCTGTGTATCTTCTGCTGGCACCGGAGCTCCATTTTTGTCAAGTATTGAATATGTGTTGCCAACCACATCTTCAACTGATGACACTACACCTGACTTGGGTTTAAATTTAATTCTATTGGCACTTGGAGATAAAGTTAATAAACTACCATTACTCCAGGAGCCTAAACTCCAAAATAAAAATTCTTTAGCGGCATATAACCAGTTACTTGTTTCATTTTGTTCTTTTAGATATTCGTCAAAGATCCAACCATCTGATTCTAGTTTTCTACCATAGTTAACTAAGAAATCAAAAACTTCTTGTATAGTTTTAAATTCAGTACCATACTCTATTTTGGCTACTTTGTTGTTTTTGATTTGTTTGTAATAAGTTGCAGAAGCACCGCCGGTTATTGGAATATTTTTTACTGACTGATAGTATTTAGGTTCAAAAATATCTCCGGTCACATGTGGTTGAGTTGCTTTATATACAGCACCTTCATATCTTACAAAACTGTCTACCGCCACAGTTTGATTTGGTGTGTATGATGGAATGTTAATTGGTGTACCACCTATATTGACACTAACTGATAAACCATTTATGTCACTGACTGTGCTTTCAAAATAATTCTTGCCAATATCATATCCTGAGACACGATAACCATGTATTGTTTTTTCAATGACCACAGCAGAATAACTGGATCCTTGTATTGGTGTGCTAACATGTGTCAAATGATCTATATCATCGGTTGGAATAAACACACTGGTTCTTTGAGCAGTAGGTGAATATGATTCGGCTTGTGCTTTGTATGAACCAAAATCAATGAAAGCGGACTGTTTGTGAATCAACTGCGGTACACTGTTTCTTATGATATTACCGTAGTTTATTTCAACGTTGCTTGAGTTGTTGATAATGTTTTCACTAATGTATTGCTGATAACCAGTTCCTACTACCACTGAAGAATTATCAAGTTCTCGATGAACTTTGACATTGTTTGACTGTCTTAAATTTGTGTTTTTATCATACACATTGTTTTTGTTTATTGTTGCAGTAGCAGAATTCAATGTATCAAAAAATAATTCAAAAAACTCTGCTGGTTTCATTAATGCTATAGTAGATACCAATGCAAACGGATATGCACTGTTTCTATAAAAAGCCAATTCTGCAGGTGATAAATCTCCAATTCTCCAGCTGAGTTCTGTGTTAGTACCTTGTGGTAATTTATTACATAAACCAATTGCCCATGGGTTTAAAACATTACCACTAATATCTACAGGAACAAAAGATGAAAAGTTTTCATGTCTGTACGGATTGTTTTTGTCTGTGTATGATAAGTCAGAAAGGTTTTCTCTTTCGCCAGCAATGATTATACCGTTTTCAATATCGTTGATTAATTTTTGTCTTTTTGTAAAACTAGTCCAGCTGTAGTTTCTATCCCACCAAAGAGGTTTTGTTGTGAATCCTAACATTTCCCATGGGTGAGTGTGAGGTTTTTCTGTGCCATAAAACTTTTTAAAAATTCCTCTCCAATGACCGGGTGTTCTATCACCTTCTAAGTTTGCTACAGAGCTCCAGTTCCATGCTCTCCAATTGTTGTTTGTAGAATCATTTAGTTCCCAATCAACTTTATTGAAAACAAACCATGAATGCATTTGTGATCTTATGATATTTGTATAATCTTTGTAAGAATAATCTTTTTTATTGAAATAGTTGCTGACTAGTGTTTGATATGAAAGAGCAGGAACATAATCTGGATCAATAAATTTGTTTTCACAATCATTGTATATTCTTTTTTCTAGTTCTAATAATGCTCTATCAATGTCGTTTCCATAGTTCAAAGTTAAACTACCGTCATGGCCTTGGATAAAATAAAATGTAGTTTCAGCATGACCATTATCTACAGTTTGTTCTGGTTTGTACAAACCAGTCATACCAAGTTTTGCCGGAGTGGCTGGAATCCATGCTGGTTGTTTGTCTGCAAAATATTCAATACGAATTACATCGCCAATGTCAGGTCTAATATCTGCTATAAAAACAATACTTGTTGTGCTATTTGAATTATCAAGTATGTAATCATGATTCATTAACAACTGTTTGTTGTTTTGATAAATGTATAAAGATTTTGTTTGTTTTTCAGTAGCAGGATCAAATCTAAAATCAATTTCCAACCCTGGTTCACCAGATTGTTGATGGAATCCTTGTGCATCTTGAACAAACACTTGTGGAAGTCCTTGAGAAAATGTGTTCCATGTTTTATTAGTTGAATCTATTGTGATTGATTGTGTCTGCTTGGTATCACCATATGCCAACATTAAACTGTGTGACCACTTGCTAGTGGCTTTTTTGTTAGCATTCATTTCTTTTAGAATAGTGTCTACTAGTTCACTATCTGTCAGTACCGAAGTGTCTGACGAATCAATAATTGATTGTGCTTTTGTAACAAATTGATTTTTAAATTTTGTATAGTCTGTCTGTGCAAGTTTAATTGATTTAATTAAATCACGAGACAAGCTGTTGACATGTACTCCGGCTTTCATTAACGGAGCAGTATGTTGTAGAATCACATCACCTTGTGATATATCTTTTTGAGTGTCTCTGTAGCTGTTATTCTCAGAAGCTAATCCTACCAAATTTGATTGATTTGAAATTGTAGAATAAAAATGACTTAGATAATCACTAAATGAGTATGAAATTACTGATTTGTTTTGTGGATTATTTGAAAGATTTTTAGGAATTTCATAATATGCTGATTTTAATTGTTTATTCTCAAGTGTTTGCCATTTTACAAGAACATGTGATCCTTCGCTTATGTTATTGGTTGTGTTTATTATTTGATTTTTTGAAATAGTATAATCAACTTTATATTCAAGTTGTTTGTTGTTGACATATACTTTAGCTACTGCATCTCCGGCAATGGTTGCATCTAAAACAAATGTGTTTTTGTTTGATTCACTGTCAACTATAAACTCTTGAATCACTTTTTGATATGATTTTTCTTTTTTAAGAACCCATTCGTTTTGATATTCAATAACAGTGGCATCAACCAAAGAACTGATATTGTTTTCAACAGTTCTTATTTCTCCACCCATATTCTCATGATGAACACAATAATAATACAATTGATCTGGTGTTTCCTGATCAGGTAAAAATTCAATTCTTCTTTTTTCAGCACTAGCAAAACTGTTATAAAAATCAGCTGGCAACACTTGAACATCGTCAATAAAATATTTTACATTAGTGTCGTATCTTGTTCCACTGTTCCATCTACCATCGGGTGTTTCAGACAATGCAAATTGATGATTTAAGCCAGAAAATCCAGTTGCGGAAAAACTTGAATCGCTAAGATCAAGTACATATTTGTTTCCTTTGATAAAAACCAAATTCTGTTGTTCAATGTTGTCAATAAAATACTTGTTTCCTGTATTACGTTTACTTGGATGCACAATTACAGTGTAGTAAAAAGTATCTTGCAATTTGTTTTTGTAAATGTACTTTTTATAGTTAAGATGACCATGTGTGGAATTAGCATCAGCTAAATGATTTTTAAATTTGATATCACCCACTGTGTTGTAATTTTCATAAGTTAAAGGAAATTTTAGATAAGGATCGTTACTGCCTGTTCCAACTTCGTAACCAAATATTTTGTTGCCAGCTTCCGGAGAACCATCACTGATTAGCTCGCCGGCGTTGTTGTAGATATCAAACAACGGTGCAGAATTAATACTGTCTTTTGCTTGAGATTCAATCCAACTAAAGCCGTCCCAGTAATATTCTTTTCCTTGATATGTTGTTCCTAGTCTTACTGTAATTTTTGAACCATCTGAAATATTAAAATCTGTAGCAATGTTGTTGTATTTGACTAATTGAATATTTCCTGTGCTGTGTCCTGTTACTTGCCAGACTGATGATGATACATCAAAATCAGCACCGGTAATATCCCAGCCTTGATCACCACCTGTAGGACCGCCCGTTGCCACATTTGCATCAGAGTCATGATCCCATGGGTATGCATCACCGGACCATGGCACAAGTGTTGTTTCAAAATCACTGTTTCGGAACAAGATAAGCATATCATCTTCAATGTTAATACCGTCAACAGTGTATGTAGATGAACCGTTGATGTCATCAACAGTGTCGTCGTCTGCTAAAACATCAACAGTAACAGCATGTTGTGTTCCGTAATTATATAATTTGATATTTTTTTCAAATTCAATGATTGGTCTACGACCTTTTCTGCTGTTGTCTAATTGAAATGTGGTTTCTTGTGTGTCAGTAGTAACGTCCCAGAAGCCTGTATCAAAACCTCTAATATCGTCAGTTACAGCATCCCATGGATGAAACACGTTAACTGTTTGCTGTAGAGTTCTGTAATTTGTTAAATTATCTTTGTGAATCCAACCATTGGTTCTACTCCATGGATTATTATCTCGACTTCCTCTTTCAATTGTGATGTAGTCTGGATTAGTAATATCAGAAACAGAACTCCATCTTGCAGAATCCCACCCACCATTTTCATCTGCTAGTCCTATACTATCAGCAGAATCCCATGGTAACAGCTCATCAGCTAAAAACAATTCAGGTTCGGTGCTTAGTTCAACAAATTCAATACCTGATGCACTGTTAACACCTTCAACAAAAAACTTTTGTGATTGGTACTGTCCTTGTATATCAATTAGATATGCATCATTAAATTTGATCAACATGCCAGAACTAAACTTAATATTATTAGGAGAAACATATTCTTTATTTCCTAATATTAGATCTGGTCGTACATTGTGTGATATCTCAACAACATCGTTGGCACTAGAAGCAGTTGATAATACCAATGTTTTACCAAGTGCAGTATAGTTGTCGTAGTCAACAGTTATACCATTTACTTTTATAACATCAGTAATATAAAAAACTTCAACTATGCTGTTGCTGTCAATATCACCGGTGCTGAACGTTATTGTTTTGTTAGTATTGTTGGCTGTGTAACTTGTAAAAACACTGCCGTCTAATTTAACAATATCAGTGTCGCTGTTAAAATAATTTGATAAGTTGAAAACAATGTTAGCAGTATCACTAAGAGAATTGTTTTTATCTGTTTCAACAAACTTTTGTATTATTGTTTCTGTTATAGCAGATTCTAATGTGAATGTGGTTTGACTGTTATTTGCTGTAAAGTTTTCAGTTGTGCCGTCTACTACAATTGATGGTACGTTAAGATCTTGACTTGGATACCAATAGTAGTTGTCATAATTGACAAATTTGTCATAGTCAATAGGTGGTGAAAAACTATAATACTTTTGATTAAACAATCGATTTTGATTTGATACTATTCCGTTTTCATGATCAATATGATCTAAAATTTCATTATAAAATATAGCATTAGTAGTTTCACCGGAATCGTTATCTTTTAAAACAATGCCGGGCTCTAATTGATAGTTTTGACGATTTTTTGTTTTTTCAATTTTATAATTGTCTTTACTGCTATCAAAATAAACGTCGGTTTTTCTTCCAATGTATTCAGTAGTTTTTTCATCGTTGGGTTTTCTTAAAACTTGTTCAACTGTGCCGTCAAAAAAGTTTTTCAACTTTTCTGTCTGGAACACTTCCGGTAAAAAACTCAATGCTGTAGAATCAGTACTGACAATGCCTGAATTGCTTTCAACGTTAGCATTGCTAACTTGAACATTTGACAATTCTACATTGCTTTCAATGTCATTATTGTCATGATATGACATTAACTACCTCCAACTGTGCTTGTAGTTGATCTTAAGTTTACACCTGTAAGTCCAGATACAATTTGTACTTGATCAACAGATGCAGTACTAAAAAATAATTCATTACTTGCTGATTTGATTTGGAATAAATCGCCAAATTTTGCTTCAGCATCTTTTGGTACAATAACCACACTTGAAATTTGTGAACTCAACTGTGTATGAATATATGCGGCCAGTTCAGAAAAATAAAAAGTATCACCAAAGTCCCAGTTTGAAATTGAAAAATAATTACTAATGGCCTGTACTACTTCGGTTTTGATTTGATTGTCTGTGTATGTTGCACCAGGAATCTTAACCACTTTAAACACTGCTTGATTTTGAGAATCAGCAGTATCACCAAATAATAATTTAAATCTTGCTGATGTGTACACAATTTGATCACCTATTGACTTGTATTTTTCAATGTCAAGTAAGTTTTCTCTAATTTCATCGCTGGTTGGCTGTGCTGGTAACGTGGCCCTAGAACCATTGTTGTTAAACCAATTGGTAATATCTGCTTGATACTGTTGTTGTAAAACAATTAATTCAATAATATTAGAAACACTTGGATCAATACGTTGATCTCTTGGTGCCGAGTGTTTATATTGGAAATACAGTTTATCAGAAGTTGTAAAACTTCTTCCTAGATAAGCCTTATAGGTTACATTGTTTAAGAAACCTTCTCTTTTGATTGGGTTACCAGAATCTTCGTGAATCACTGTTGCTGTATTTCCATCGCTATTATAAAAATATTGGTCTGCTGTTACAAAAGTAATACCACTAGTAGTATTAGCTACATCTGTGTTTGCTACCTGTGTAACATCTGAATTCAACATGTAATATGTGTAACCATCATAACTTTCATAGCTGTTAAAAAATATGTAGTTGTTATTATCTATAAGATTTTCATGTGCTATTGGGTTGTCTGGTGCACCATCATCGTCTGAATCAATATTAGAAACTTTGACTTTCTTTGTGTCAACATATCCATCTTGTTCAGTAAAGTTATCTGTAATGTTAAAAACAATTGGATCAGTTATAACAGAAGCATTTGCAGGATCTGTGAGCACAGTTGCATCTTTATTAATATCTAAAAGAGTAACTGTGTCTTTAACTGCTTTGCCTGTGGCAGTATCAATATTTTTATAATCTTCAACGTAATAAAATCTTACTTCGTCTTTGCTTTCAAACACATAGTCTAATCCTCTCACAGTAAATCTGTATCTTGGACTGGCTTGTGTGCTAGGTGCTGGAATATATTCAGCATAAATTAACCATGAAGTATCACTGCTTAAAGACTGTACATTGTTATGTATTTTGTTATTTGTGATTGAAAAATCACCGGTAGAATCTAAATAGTCTTCGTTAATAACATACCATGCAGAACCTGTACTAGGAATTGACAACTCAGCAACACCTGGAGAATTTTGATCCGGTGATGCATAGTAATGATATCCTAAAGCAAAATCTTCGCCGTTTTCCATTTTGGTTTGTATTAAGGATCTTTCACTGCTTGATAGTGTTGTTCTTATACTTGGTAAAACTGTTCGTACTTTTAATCCTTTAGTTATTTGTTCTGTGAGTTGTACACAACCAGTGGTATCACTAGAAAGCATACTACCATTATTTCTTACGCTAACAACAGTTGTCCATACTACTGTAGTTGGAGATGTGTAATCGTCAACAAATTCTAATTTTGTTCCGGGCCTTACAAATCCTAGTTTTTCTAGTCCACTATAAGGATTATTGTAAATGGTTGTTGAATTTGAAATGTCTGTTGATCCGCCAAACAAATAAAAATATCCAGAATCGCTTTCTCCTGAATCAGGAAATGGATGCCAGACTATTTTTTCACTAGCATTGGTCATTTCAAACTGTGTACTATCATGTATATCTAAAATATTGTTTTTATATGTGTCATAGTAGAAGTTTTTCAATTGTGTTTTTTTAATCAAAGGCTGTAATATGTTATTGATAATATAGTTGTAACTGCTGTTGTCAACAACTGTGCCTTCAATTTCTTCTTCATTTAAACTAAAGTCTGGATCTTTATATAAAATACCATCGTTACCATACACATTAACACTTTTAACTGTTCCTGTTGGATCATTGATATCAATGTATCTACTGTGACCTATGTGTGTTTTGTTTATTGCTTTTAGTTTTCTAACAGTGTTGCTTTGTGTTAATGGAAAAATATTATAATCTTCTGCATTAACCATTCTGTCCTGTGTGTAGAATGTTTGCGGTGCATTAGTTTTTATTTCAGCATCTGTTTCTGCTGGTTGTGAGTTTGAAACTGTGTAGTTTAATGACAAACTAAGTGTCAGTGTAAACTGCTGACCTTCTTTGTTGAGATATGCAATAGAAATTTCTTTGTTTTGAATTCTGTCTTTTCTAATTATCTGACCTTGACCATTGCTTTGTCTGTACCAAATTCTAAATTTACCATATGGTGCATTACCAAAATTACCATCGCTGAATTGCACTGTGATTTGATCATCAACCCTAGATTCAACGTTAAAGATATTTCTGGTGTTAAGATTTAAACTGTTGTAAATTGTGTTTTGACCAAACAAGTTTGGTACTTTGGTCCATTTTTCAATTGGTGTACCAGACGATGTAATTTTTTGTACAAAAACATCTGTGTCATTGATGTTTGTAACATCAACGTTGGTATTTCTATTTGGTACTGGTGTGCTGAATTGATAGTCTTGATGCTGTAGCTCACCTTCTTTAAAGTAAACAAAAAAACCTGTGTCAGTACTGCCAAATCCTTGATTGTCATTTCTATATAATAAGTTATAAGATTCAGATGAGTCTGGTGATTTTTCGTAAAGATAACCATCTTCATGAATATCAGATTTGACTACATCTATAGATGTTGATATTCCATCAATTGACTGTGTAAAGTTTTTAACCACAGCCTGATTGGTAGTTGAATTGATATTGTAAACATCTGTTTCAATTCCAGATATTGATTTGCTTTTGTATGGATCTCCAAATTGATTTGTAGAACTAAACGCTGTGTTTATCACAGACAACCATTGATCATACCAGTCGGGATTGTTTGGATCATTCCAGACAACATTTTTATTGTCTAGTGCAGTACCTTCAGAATCTGTTATTGGTTCAGTTGTTCTAATTTTGTTGACTTTGAGAATTCCTCTGGCAGGAACATTTCTTTTGGGCTGGTAGTTGATTAATTTTGCTAGTCTTAATATGCTTTCTCGTCTTTCAGCAGTGTCAAAAAAGTTTTCTCGAGAATTCAAATCAGTTCTAAATGCTAAACTTTGTCCTAAAAATGCCAACAGGTCAATGATGGCAATAAATTCACTTGACTGAATATAGTCGTTGAAATCTTCTGGGTAGTTGACCTGAATATAATCTAGCATGGCAGTTCTGATTGTGTCATAATCATATGCAGTAAAGTCTGCCTGATTAAATGTTCTATAAACTACCTTCCAGTCTTCTGCTGAAAATAAATTATCTTGTCTTTGTATTTGACTCATTATAGTGTTTCTCTTTCAAAGTTTAATGACATAGTTGATGATTGATTAAACGGTAGAATATTAATGTTGATGTTGATTCTTAAACCAGAATCAAGAGATTGTATGCTGATTGATCCTAGTTCTACTCTGGGATCACTGGCAATAATTTTTCTGCAATCTTCTAGAATTAATTCTTTATTTGCTTCATCAAGCGGCTCATAGATCATGTCCCAAATAATAGTGCCAAATTCAGGATTCATAACTCTTTCACCTTTTCTAGTATAAAAGTGATTGATAAGATCTTGCTTGACTAGATCAAGATCATATAGCTGATTGTTTTTTACTCCAGAAACTGTGCTAAATCCTCGATAAGTTCCAGAATACACTACATTTTCTGTTCTGTTAGAAACACCTGCTTGTTTATTGTCAAGTACTGAATATGCCATTTTTAACTACCTTAATACTATTTATTGCACATATAATATACGCACATAATTTGGTTGCATTTTGATCGATATATAAATATATTATTAAAAGCAACAAGTTATTAGCAAGTATTTAACATGAAAAAATTTGATCAATTTTCGTCAGAAGACCAGATAGATAAGTCATTGTTAGAGAACGACATACACTATCTATATGGAGACATTGACGAGGAAAATACTTCTGTTGCTATCAAATGGATATTGTCAGCTAACCTGCAAAAAAAGCCAAAACGTACACTTAAACTGTATATTAATTCGTACGGCGGCGATCTTTACCATTCATTTGCACTTATAGATGTGATGAAACACAGCTATCATAACATTTCCACAATTGGTGTTGGTGCTGTCATGAGTGCGGCATTTTTAATTTTTGCATCAGGCAAACAGGGTATGAGATACATAGCAAAAAATACCGGGATAATGAATCATCAACATTCAGATCGATTAGAATCCAAAATGCATGACATGAAAAGTGCCATGCAAGAAAATGCCAACTGTGAAGAAAGATGT